AAGTTGTGATTAAGATATCCGGCATCAATGAGTTTCTGGATCGTCTGTACCCATTTCCGTTTTACGTGAGGGAAACGTCTTATATCTTTCAACTTTTGCTTTCGGTTTGACATAGGGCAAAGAATACAACCAATACGGCTATAACCTTCATCATATAGCTTGCAATATGGTACTTTATATCGATGAATAAACTCCCAGACTTCCCCTTCCGTCCAATTAAGGATAGGCGAAACAAGAATTTTGTCTTTTCCATTGACACACGTTACCATTGTTTCCCTGTGTTCGGAAAATTGATCGAAATTTCCACTGAATTTGCGATTACCTGTTTCTACCTCATTACGTTTAGAACGCTTTGCGCTCTCACCTTTACGGATTCCAATGAGCGTTACTTTTCCGGCGCCGGACATTTCCTTATACTCAGCACAACACCAACGCATGAACCTGGTTGGAAGAATATGTTTTTTCAACGCCATATCATAGATAGACATTTTCGGTTTTATTAGCTCCACACTCGGATATCTCTGTTTTACAAAGCGAATAACATCTGGAGGGTCAATAGATGTTAAGTTCATATGTGCTTTAAACTTTACACCCGCCATTCTTGCTAAATGATAAAGAACAAGGCTATCCTTACCACCGGAAAAAGCAAGGTAAAAACCGTTTTCCGGGTCATATTCCCGTGCCATTCTTTCACTTCTCAGCAATAAGACAATAGAGTTGTATATTTTATCTTGTAGGCTCATTTCTTTTTATAAGCTA